CCGTCGATCTTCGTTAAGTCGAAGAGAGATGTATCGCCTCCCCAGTGCGCGTGAGAGATAGTTCCTTCTTGCAATCCATATAGTTTGGTTGGATCGATATCGATCGAGAAGAGTCTCCCGATTGGTTCGTTTACGACAATATCTGTATCGAGATACAGAATTTTTGTATATTCGGAAAGGTCATAGTTGAATATATGAAGTTTTGCCCTACTACTCTCAAACACGCTATCTACCGTAAGCAACCTGGTTGAGACTCTTGAAATACCACTTGCTGCTCGAAGAATGTCTTCTTCGAAGTCAGGCTGAGTAATTACAATAAAATCAACATCCTCTGGAACCTCTCCATACAGAGCAATTGATTTAGCAAGATACTCGAAAAGTGTAATATATTCTTTGCTTCTAAAAACACAAGCATAGATTAGATTTCGCATTACCAAGATAGGTCCTAATAATTTTGAGTCCATAAACGTACGGACAAAATGGATCTACAGACAAGCTGAGTAGTATGATCACACAACCAGAGCAAAATGTCCGTCAACGCAATCATCAACGCTAGCAACCTCGACATCAACAAGGTCTCGTTTGGAGATATCCGTGTGAGCAAGACGAATGGGTCCAAGAGTGTCCCGATCAAGTACAATGGACAGAACTTCCAGATGCGCATTCCCAAGCTTCAGTATCCTATGGGCGTCTCAATCAAGGAGACTGAGAATGGCACCAACTACACGATGCTCGCAAGCCTCCGCGGTTGCGACTCGTATGCGAAGGAGCGCGCACCTACCGATGCTGGCGAGATCGGTCAGATGTACAACTTCCTGAAGGATCTTGAGGAGAAGGTCATCAAGACGGCGGTCGAGAAGTCGACGTCGTGGTTTGGTCGTGCTCGCAAGGAGGATGTCCTCCGTGACAGCATGAAGGCGCTCGTGTCGCCGAGCGTGGAGAAGCAGGGTTCTGAGTGGGTGCCGAATGGCAAGTACCCGCCCAGCTTCCGGATGAAGGTTCCTGTCTATGATGGGAAGGTCAATATGGACGCAGTGGATATGGCGAATCGTCCTATCCCGCTGACGACGGACAACCTGGAGACGGTCTTCCCGAAGCGCATGGAGGCTCGCTTCATCGTCAGCCCGAGCATCTATGTCTCGGGTCAGGGATTCGGTGTCACCTGGCGTATCTCGTATGCACAGGTCTCTGCACAGCAGCGTGTTACGGCTGCTCAGGTGTTTGAGGCTGAGGAGGGTGCTGATGAGGAGCCCGAGGAGAAGCCGACGGTTGCTCAGCTTCTTGCAGCGATGAATGCTCCCGAGGAGAGCCAGCCGGAGGAGTCAGCGTTTGAGGCTGAGATTCCGACTGCAGCGCCTCCAGCTCCTGCACCGACTCCCGCAAAGCAGGCTCGTCGTCGCGTGGTTGGCGCGGCAATGTAAAGCCAAGTAACTCCCAAACCTTAGAGTCAGCAGGCGGCTGACAGACGTACAAATCGTCGTCTATAAACATAATTTTTGCTTTCTCTGGGAAGTCGAGCGGGGTCTGTGTATCACAACAGTCTATCTTTTTCAGTGAACACGATCCACACTCTGAACAGCTGTGGACGATCGGTCGATTCAAGATGTGTTCGAGGCTGACAATCCGCGCATTGCCGTAGAGACACGCACTCAGAATCTCATCGGGTGTTGTGATCTCTTCGGTAATCCAACGCTCGACTGTTGTGCGCGGAAGGGTAGACCACAGACTGTCAACAGCTGTCCATTCTTCCTGGAAAAAGGTGCTAAAGGGATTATCGTGAAACCAAAGAATACGAAAGTCAGCGTTGTTCTGTAGAGAGTGCTCAACCAGTCCTACACGCTCAAGATCTTCGCTGTACAACCAATATACGTTTGCATGAGAGTAATGTCTGTCGCGGGAACCCCGGTAGACATCACGACCATCCATATTCCAAAGATCAGAGACGACATCTACATCGTGCTCTGAGATATCACGGGAGAGGTCCTTATAGAGAACGCTCGGATCAAGGATTGATTGCATTACTCAAACGACACAACAACCTTCACGTCGTGGTGACGCACAGCCTTCGTTGCAGACCGACTCAGCTCGTGACGCTTGCGACGAGTGCCGTCCTCTGTCGTCTTGGGCTGGATCGTAGTGGAACAAGCCTCCATATCTGCGTGGATTGCATCATAGTTCTCCTCGAGATACTTGAGGACATCATCCTGGATTGCCCACTCAAAGAAGTTGAGCTGTCCGACGGTCGTATCCAGTCCCATAAACTGAATGCGCTTCCAACGGCAGAACGGGTCGAACATCTTCTTGCTATACGCCTTCAGGTGAGACTTGTAGGCAAGATAGACAATGACGTGACGGGTGCCAACCAGATAGGCAACATTATGCTTCTTTGCATAGTTGGTCACAAGCCAGTCCAAAAGACGGAGACTGACTTTTGATTCTCCAGACAGGATTGTTTGGACCTTCTTGAAGTTTTCCGTGTTTGAGTAAAATCCCTCCAGACGGTGCAAGACCCAATGATCCCGATTTTGAATGACCTCCATTTGTAATACTACTGCGGTATTCTCGCTTAAAGTGGGTCCGTGAAGTAAAGACAAATGACTGAACCACTCAGTGTTCCGACGTCCGTTGGGTTTGGTATGGAGGGTAAGTTCATTCTGCCGGGAGAGACACAAGAGTTCAAGGAATATGCAACTGCACAGGAGATGATTCAGGATCAGCCTCCCAAGCCAGATGTACCTCGGTATGTCGCTAATGAGGAGGAGTTTGAGAAACTCAAGGAGAAGGTGAAGGGCGTGGATATTCACGCTAAGATTGGTCGTGTTCAAGAACTGGAGGCAGAGGGAAAGACCTTTGATGAGGCATTTAAGATTTATTGCTATGAGTCGTCTGCAGCTGAGGTTGCGAATCCGATCGATTTGATGTCGATGGCTGTGAGTGAGGACGCTGGGTTTCCTCTTGATCAGATGGATGCATATGATGAAGATTTTAAGAAGATGTATGAGGATATGTTCTCTCGGTCTTCGGAGATGGGCGTGATGGGTGCGGGTGACTTTGAGGCTCGTCTCGCTGCCCTGCAAAATGAACTTTCGAACACCAAGGTAGAGAACCCCAATGGAGGAAGCATTGTCTTCGTATCTTCTGGAGGATCGTCCGTACACGCACCTCAACGCCCGTCTACGCCATTTTGTGCTTCTGTGCCAGTCCTTAGCACCGGAGATTTCGTATCGATTCCTGAAGCGGGAAGTTATGAGGGTGGCGCAAAAGTTGATGACGAGCGAAGTGGGACGCCTGTGGATGCGTGATCGAGCGTTTGAGCGGACGGTGCGCCTGTATGGAAAGCAGGACCAGCGCACCAATGCCTGGCACGCCCAGCGAGGCACAATGATTACTGCATCCGAGGTCTCCAAGGTCTGGCAGACGCCCGCATCTCGACTTGAGCTTCTACTGAAGAAGCTTGAACCGGTTGCCAAGGTTGATACAAACTCCTTCAATGCAATTCCAGCTCTGATCTGGGGCACTCGCTTCGAGCCTGTTGCAAAGAAGATCTACGAGGACACGACGGGATGTGACATCATCGACGTAGGTTGTTGCCAGCACCCCGTTCACAAGTTCCTTGGTGCATCACCTGACGGTCTGATCATCCCGCGATATGCAGATGCCGACCCTAGGCGCTATGGTCGTCTGGTGGAGTTCAAGTGTCCGATGAGTCGCGTGCGCAAGGATGAGATCCCGAGTTACTACGTGCACCAGATGCAGATGCAAATGGAGTGCACGGGTATTGATGAGTGTGAGTATGTGGAGTTTCGATTTAAGCAACTAAACTTTACAGAGTGGGATGAAAGCACAGCTACAAAGGGAGTCTTTGCAGTAGCCCCAGATGGAAAGGTCAACTACAAGCCAGATACAATTGAACTCCACCACTGGCAGAGCACTCTGACCGAAGACGATCAGTATGTCTATTGGATCTTGACCGACATCAAGAAGGACTTTGTGCCGAAGGACCCGAACTGGCTTTCAGATCACCTTTCAGAATTGCGCGCATTTTGGGATGAGGTCGAGCAGCATCGCGCGGCTGGGACGAAACCGGACTTACCACCACCGAAGATCCCGACTCTTGACCTCTAAACCAACTACAGAATCTTGCATACCAAGACCGGTGTCTGGATGCGAATTTTTTGTTCCACTCGTCAATCGTGAACTGACTCCCCATACTAAGATTACAGCGAGAACAAATGGGAACCAGGTTGTTCACATCTGTTGCACCGCCCCTGGACTCTGGGATATTGTGTCCACACTGAAAATCAAACACGTTCATAGTATTCGTACACCACGAGACTTTGCACTTGTTTTGGAACTTGGGTCCAACGTGAACTAACCAAACTTGTTCACGAACAGCTTTTGGTATTTTTGCTTTTGATGTCATTAGTTCTTCTTACATACGGCTCTTAAACTGGTTGACTTGCCACGGCGTATCTCTTCCAATGGCTTCACCCACGCTATTGTTCTGCTTGAAATGGTTGGTCTGCTGAGCATACGATGAGTCTTCCAGAGCCATCGCGCGCTTCTGCTGACTGGTATCAATCAGCTTAGACTCCGGAGGACCACCATAGAACTTCTCCATTCCAGGAAGAATATTTGTGACAAAGGCAACAGCTACAAGAGCAAGTACGAACCAGACCCACTGCTTCATTGTTCAAAGCTCCCGAAAAAAACGGATGCCTGTCTTAGTAAGAAGGAAGACATCACAATGGAGGATAAGGCACTCGATACTCTTCGCATTATGCTTGGGCGCCGTGAGCTCGATACGACTACCGAACGTGTTACAACTGACAACAAGAAGATGGAGAAGGTGACGCTCTACACAATCGGTACGGTGCTGGTTTGCTTTAGCCAGAAGGATAAGGTGCTTGCAGGTGACATCACAAATATCCTGGCGTTCGCAGAGGAGAATGGGCACACGACAGGGATTGTGATTATTGCAATGAGCCCTCCGTCTGAGAATGTTCTGCGTGTTGCAAAGTCGCACGCAAAGAAGCGCGTTGCCTTCTTCCATATCTGGCAGCTACAGTTTGATATCACGACTCACCGGATGGCGATGCCTCATCGCATTCTCAATGAAGATGAGCGAACGGCGGTCTTCAACAAGTTCAAGATTTCGGACCCAGAGAACCAGTTGCCGTGGCTGGATTCTCAGGACACGATGGTCAAGTGGGCAGGTGCAATCCCAGGCGATGTCATCGAGGTAATGCGCCACTCAGATACCGCGGGTCGTAGTGCGTATTATCGCTATGTGGTCGAAGATGTAAATGTCGCTCAGTAATAATGGATACGTTGAAAAGCACGTACGACACAAAGAAGCAACAGTACGACGCCCTTCTTGCTGCGAATGATCCTGCAAACACTGATAGGATTGTAACGCTTAATACTGAGCTTTCCGCCCTGTTACAGGATATGCTCACGCAGGTAGCAACAATGAAGGGAAACGCCGATAAGCTGGAGTCGTACCGTGATCAGCTTATCAAGAAACTTGTAAATGTTCAGAATGAGCACACAATGATGCAAATGAAAAAAGATGAATACATTGCGATGCAGAAGTTACAGTCTCACGAGCAGACTGCTTTCAACTCGACCTTCTTTTGGTATGCGATTGTACTGGCGATTGTATTTGTAGTGTTCTTTTTCATCTTAGTATCGAAAGGTCATAGTGCTCCCACAATCCCCACAATGACAACCAGTGCAACCACAATGCCAGCCTTTATGTAGAGACCCGTATCATTGACTGTGGCGATCTGATGCTGGTGGAGTTGCTTTGACTGTGCAAGCTTATCTTGGAGCGCTGGTCCTGCCTTTTGAATTTCCTTGGACTTCCGGTGGAGATCAACAATATCGTGATGTGCAGTTTCATACGAACCGACAAACCCCTGTAAGTATTTATCATTCTTGTCCGCTGCTGCAGCCGCTTCACCGATGATACTCGTAATAATCTTCTGTGCGGCATCTGCTGCGGTCTTGTAGGCAGTATTCCCAGTGACCTTGTAGGCAGCGTAGTTTGTCTTATATGTGTTCAGGGCAGTTTGAAGATCGCTGGGAAGTGTACTCATTATATTCCTGTTCCTAAAACAAAATGCCCACATCTCCCTACGGACAAGTCAATCCTCCCGTTCGCCGTGCAATGGTCGGTGATGCATCTGAGCACACGCGGTTTATCCGGATGTCCTCTACAATTCTCCCTTATGCGGCGCAGAACCAGGCTGCAAAGCCGAGCCTTCTCGGGTGGCGCGATATGGGTGCTAATCGCGATGTCCGCACGATTATGCCCATCCTCGGCGCGTTCAAGAGTTTTGTTCCTAACCGTTAAACAATGGGAGACGCTCCTGGCTATGAAACAATCAAAGGTCAGTACGCTGGCTACGCGGCAGAGTCAGATGCTGGTGATCGAATCAAAGCAGTTACGGATAGTATTAAGAACCCGCGTCCACCCGTTCAACCCGATCCGATCAATGAAGTAAAGCGCAAGATCTTGAAGCCCCTTGATATGTCGGTGATCCAGACAATCCTGTTTACAATCCTACTTGCGCTCATCGAGTACTTGATGGTTCCCCAGGGATATGCTCAGTATCTTGTTTTCTTAACACTTTGCGTGGGTGCCTCAGCTGGAATCTATCTAAGCACTAGATAATGGGTGGTCAGTTGTCGTGTCCAGCTGAATTTGTACTGTCTCCAAATGGACAGTCGTGCGTAGTCCCGTGTCCTACTGCAAAGAACTACTATATGACATCGAACGGTACAGCCGTGGCGTGTACATACAGCGGTGATAAAACGATCAACATACCTTTGACTGCAACACCGACGTATATGGCGGGTGTAAGTCTTGATCCAAAGGTACAGCCCATCCCAGCGAATGCCAGCTATACTGCTCTCCCGAACAATCAAGTCTACAAGGCAGAACTCGATCGGTTTGCACAGGCGATTGCAGTCGCGGATGCAAATGTCGATAAGCAGGTTAAGATCACAACTGCATTCAACGCTCTTCAGCAAGCAGAGAATGCACGCGATGTAGCGCCGGGTGCATATGAAACTGCCCGCATTGCATATTACACTCTGGTCAAGGGCGATTCGTGGTTACATGATGAGCAAGCACGTATTGCAAATGTTGAAGCTCAGCCGATTGTGGACAACTATGTTGCCCAGTACAACGGACTCAAAGCGAAGAAGGATCAACAACAGTCTACGATTGATGTCGTGAATGGTGTGCGTGACAAAATCCTGACAGTCAAGGACGATCTTAAATATTCTGTTTCAACATTCCAGAAGCAAATCGGCGACATCAAGAATCAGATCAACAAGGATAAGATTGAACAATCACAATCCATCGCCGCTGCCTCTTCGTGGGTGGATACGTTTTTGAATTGGGTCATTGCTCTTGTAACAATCGTTGCTATCGTGCTCTTGAGTCGTCGGTTCTTCAAGGGTGTAGCTCCGCCCACGATTGGGGAAATAGAGGCACAGGCGAGACTGTTGCGGGCTCAGGCGATGATTAAGAATGCAAATACAAGGGCACCAAATAGTTGGTGGTAATGCGTTCACACTCCTCATATCGACTACACGAACAACATAATGGAGGTATCTGATCCTCGCACAGTTGCTGATTTTCAAAAGACTACATTCTGCGGACATCCACGCTCACACGTCGTGAAGGTTCTCCTTCAAAACGTGCAACTCGGTCACGCAGATTACGCTTGTTACTGGGCTCTTGAACTGTTGTGTTCAGGACTCGTTCATAGTTTGTGGGCAACTCTGTTTGATGCCGCAGCTCTCCACATCAACCGAGCAAACCCAAATGTGTTTATGTACTTAGCATCGGCATATGAACGGTATGCTCCGATCGAGCAGGTCTTCACGGTTCACACAATGACATCGATTCGTAACAACCCGGATGTTCGGTCGATTGTCTGTGAAGTCGCAGCTACCCTGGCTACGTGTCGCAAAAATAAATTGCCATCACTTCCAACAATCAAGCCTTTGCATGATTTTGACCCTCAAACCATTCAAGAACACCTCAAGGCTCCCTCGCAGTTGTTTGGGCGGATCGCTCTTCGCCCCGCGGACCCTCTTCCAGTCGCAGTTCCGCTCAATGAGTTTGTATACAGTCTACGATCCGATGTTCGTGATGCGACGCGGGCGCTGTATTGGATGGCCTGGGTGTTTGCCTATTGCCGAGAGCATAAGAAGCAAAACAAGCAACCCCTCGTCTTTGCCAATCGATTTGATGAGTTTGTTTCCGAAGCCCACGGAATTCACCCCGTCTGGATCTTCTGGGATGCTATTCGCAAGCAGACCCAAGCACAGGCACGACCTGTCATCGATGTCATTTATAAGATGTACTGTCTGCGCTGGAGCCCTTCGGACGCTAAGTCAAAGCAACATCTCCTCCTTGCCGCCCTTGTGATTGTCTGTGAGGGAACGACATTTGATGCAACGGTGGTCTCTGGAAATACGATCGCAGTGTCTACGGTCTTGCAAGGGATGCCTGGATGGATTGATGCAATCGTCCGTATGAAGCAGAGCTTCGCTTAAAATGGATATGATTTGACGGAAACAAACAACCCCACGCTAAAATGACTACCTTTATTCCCGAGATCTCTGCTTCCAAGGTTGCCGGCCTGATCGGTCTGCACGCCTACCAGATGCCCCACGAGACGATGTATGAGCTGCTGTGTCGGCATATTCCCACCAAGAACCGTATCGCAGACCTTGAGGTTCGCGAGCGACGTATTGCTGTTTCCAAGCTTAAGGATGCGGTTCTTCGCAGTTCGCCTATTCGTGATGTTGTTAACGCCGGTATTCGCGCCTGTGATGGTCGGACTGATATTACCGATACTCTTGCGGATGTGGAGACACAGGCTGGATTGGTTCTGAGTCTTCGCCACTCGGAGCTGCCGACGGAGGTTCGCCAGATGCTGGCACATGAGGTGCGCGGTGCTGTGCAGAAGCAGCGCGGTCTCAACAAGGAGAATAAGATCCTTGATACCTACGAGGTGGATAACAAGGTTACCGTGTCCGAGCGGAACACGACAACCTTCAAGAAGACCTTCGGGACCTTCAAGCTGATTGGTCGCACGGATGGGTATGTGGAGGAGCACAACCGCATCGTGGACTCCAAGGCTCGCACACGCTGGTGGAAGGAGGTTCCGATGTATGATGAGATTCAGCTCCGAGTGTATATGGCACTGTCTGGTGCAACGGAGTCTGAGCTGATCGAGTCCTTTCCAGATGGTCGGGTGCGTACGACGCGGTATACAAATGACATTGAGAAGTGGGAGACGATCCACGGTGGCATCAGCGATGCCGTGAAGAAGATGACGGAGGCTACCGTCAATGAGGATGTCCTGCGCGATATCGTTTTCGCAAACACCGTGTCTGTCTAATAATGAAGATTGCCGTCATCGAAGGTGTCCCTGCAAAATATGCGCAGATGAAAGGCACGACATACGAAACCAAGTATTTTTACACTGGGTTTGGTAGGTATAATGAATACGAAAAAACACTTGAGGTCATCCAGTTTGAAACAGATGGCTCTTGTTCTTTTTTCAGTCGTCCTCACGTAGCGGAGGTCTTTTCACGAGTCTATCATACAGAAGCGGTCACACTTACCTTGTACTCTGCTTCCCCACGTATATGGAAGGAAGAGGTTGGAACATATGCGTGGTTCTTTCAGGAGATCGTGCAGGACGGACCACAGCCCAGCTTCTGAACCTTCTCAAGCTCAACCTTGACATCTGCAACCACTGCAGTGACAGGCTTGGCGGCTTCTGCCTTGAGCTCAGAAACGACCGACTCAACTGCCTTCTTAATGGCATCCTTCACAAGAGCCTCAACCTCAGCCTTAAGAGAGTCCGGAACAGCGGATGCAACGGCGGTGGCGATCGCAGTCTCTGCTGCGACAACAGGCTTGACTTCATCCACAGTAACTGTTTGTGTAGTCTCGGACATTGCGGTTTGTTCTATACTTAGAAAAGGTCTTGAATATGTAAATGGACGTCTGGAACATCCTCTCCGTTGGAGCATCTTCACTCGTGATGCTCGCTCTCATTCACATTGCCGTTTTCTATGTTGTCCGTCAGATGTACCCTCCTCAGCCGAAGCAACAGCCCCAGCCTGCGCCAGTTGTTCGGTTTGTTGAGCCTGTGATGGAATCAGCACCTGCACCGCCAGTTGCTCCGGAGATTCCTCTGGTGACGACCAAGTTGCCTCCTCCGATTGATACGCGTGATCCCGGTCCGGCTCGTCCCTCGGCGCCCACTTTCAGTGAGGCTGCGAAGGAGAAGGAAGTGGTTCCTCCGGCAAATGTACCAACGTATGAAAGTCTCCTATCGGCTGTCTCCTCTGGTAAGGAAGGGATCCCCAATCTCGGACCCATGTCAGGTCCCTCAGCATAGTGGGACACCTGGATGGATTTACTTGACACATACGCAAGAAGGTAATGCCTACGCATACTTTACAGATTCAAAGGGAGAACGCCCGGAGAAGCTCACCTTGGTCGTGGATGAGAGACTCTGTTGTGATACCATTTTTCGAGTGGTTCGATTGGCGCCCAAGAGCTATATCGTATATGATGTCCTGGTCTTGAATGGGACTCGGATCCACGAGAAGCTGACATTTTCTCAGCGTCAAGCCAAGATCGCCGAGCTCTTGGAGTTATTTCACTTTCCTGACTTTGTTGCATTAACAACCATTGCCGACACACCTGTTGGCACCCACATTCGTGGATATGAACAGTATGATGAAGTTCCTGGGTCAATCGGCGTTTATCTTCCCAGCGTAGAGTAAATGAGTTGCCAAAATTTAGGCGGTCGTCGCCGTTCCCGTAAAATGCGCGGTGGTAATGGATACGGAGTTGGGCAGCCGATCGCGGTCGGTGCTCTTGAGTACGTTCCGAATATGACATCGGTCCCGGATGGCGCCGCATACAAGCCGATGGGTGGACGTCGTCGCAAGTCCCGTAAGGGCAAGAAGAGTCGCCGCAGCCGTCGCCGCACGATGCGCGGTGGTGGTTCCGTGGCGGGTGTTGGGTATGGATTCGGTGGCGATGGATCCCGTGGTCTTGCAAATGCAACGCCCTATCCGTCTAACCTGCCTCCGAGTGGTGCCTTTGCCATTCCCGGAGGGACTCGGTAGGTAGCATCAGCAAACACATAAGGCATATACGTCGGATCATTCGTTACGATAAAGGGTCCTCCAACTGTCTGACAATACAAAAACATATTCTGCACCTCAAACTTCAGACTGACAAACTCTGTATACTCTTTCCAGGTCTGATATGCCTTCAGAGCTGTCATTGCCACGGTCATCGGATCAGCCTGATACAAAAAGACGAAAAAGATTGTTATGATTGGCATGAGAATCATGTCACTTATAAGACTCAGCGTCGCATACCAGGAACTCGGTGCACACTTCTTTTTAAGTTGGATATAGCGCTCTGCTGTTTGAAACGGCTTAGCTGGAAGGGGTATCATCGTTGACATTCCGCTGACGGATGCTTACTCCCTTGTTCGGAAACTTTACCTCCTCAAGCGTGCGCGCATCGATGTAGACAATCTGAGTATCGTGATGAACCTGGATCATATGGAGGATCAGGTCGAGACCGATGACATTTCCGACCACCATATACTTGTCCATTGCCGCGGTGAGATCAACCTCGGTCTTCTTATCGCCGATCCAGAGCCAAGGAACATATGGCTCCTTCTCGAACGGATCACGCACCCGGCGAGTGATCAGCTCTGCCTCGTAGAAGAGATTGCACCGCTTCTCTCCCTCATACTCCCACTCCTCGATCACAATCGAGTCCTCGGGAACACGCTCCATATCCTCAATATCATTTTCATCATAGTCATCTGCGAGGATGTAGTAGGAGATCTTGTTCTTCTTGGGATCCGGACCAAAGACCCAGTTGATAAACTTGCACACGCTGTTGTAGACTCGGAGCATACAAAGGATTGACATTCTTACTTAACCTCGTTCGATGCTGCCGGAACAAGTTCCATTTTGTCCTTGCCGACAAGGAATGTCTCCTTCGGAAACTGACCAATCACAATCGCATCAAAATCAGTGCCCATTGCAATTGCTGTTGCAAGAGCCGTGATGATAAACGGAGATGCGACGACGAACCACGACACGACTCCGAGTCCAATGCCGCAGAACATATCCAGGACAACGACAACTGCAATACCCAGAATCAGCTTGATCGCAAACGTAACCCACAGTCCAAGTGCGGCATCAAATCCGAGGTTGACGGCAAGAAAAATCGCATAGAGCAGTGCAGGCGGACAGAGATCTTCGATGAAACGCATCTTCAGGTATTACAACTAAACAAGAAAAAGATGGATGACACAAGTATGGTTCAGCAGATGGCGGGTTGTACGCGTGAGGAAGCCGAGAAGGCGCTGTTGCATCACGAGACCGTGCTTGATGCTATTGAGTCGCTAATCCCCGCAAATCCGATTGTCAAGGGTGCAAAGTATATTCCTGCAAAGCCTGTCATTGATAATGGTCTTGATCCCGAGCAAGCTGAGCGGTGCGAGCGGGGTCGTTGGCTGCAGGATAAGGTTAACGTTGTATTCTCAGTCGCCCATTCGAAAATCCTACCCGACCTACAGGCTGAACAATCTTCGTCGCTACCTGCTGCGGGCTCGGTTGTTGCGCTTCCAATTGCTGCTGAGGAGTCTGGATCTTCACCGGATAATCTCGAACAAACTGCTCAACCAGTCCAGCAATCCGAGACCCCTCAGTAAACAAATTCATTCCCTGGATGTGAGCTCTGACTTCTTCGGACTTTGCAACATAGGTCGCTTCATCATCAAGAGAAATCACAGCTTGAGCCCACTCTTCAATATTTTCACGCTCACAAGGAATTCCAGCGGGCTTGATCCATTCCTCCATCCCCTCTGTGCTTCCACCCGGATACTTGGACTTGGACGTGGGCTTCGAGTATAAGACCGGGATGCCGTTGTACATCGCCTCTACCGCAATTCGCCCAAAACTCTCATAGTAACTCGGCATCACAAGAACCCGAGTTCGTTTGAGAATGTTGCGAATGTCATCATCAAAAGGAATCCACTCAATGTTGTTCGGTGCAGGAGGAAGACGCAGTTCACCGTAATATGGAATCACACCCAGAAACTGACGGTCAGGCATACGCTTTGCCAAGTCGATAAACTGTGTAACACCCTTATTCTGATTTGCATTCACAAGTGTGATACAGTCGCCACGGAACGGTTCGTCAATCCGGATCTTGTTCTCGTGCATCAGAGGACGAACGATTGCCGTCCGCATCACATTCGGAGGCCAGGGATCGACATTCTTCTTGTAGTTGGGTTCCATAGTGGCATTGATGAACATAAACATCTCCACCCACTGAATCTTGCGTCCAGGGTTGTTTGTGACCACTGCCAGATAGTTGCCATCGTAGTGACAGGTTGCCAGGATCGGACGGTTGTATCCACGGGCATTCAACTTACGAACAAGAGGCAGAGCAGGTGCGTGCGGGCAGATCCATCCTTCGCTTACATCCAAATACTTGCTTCCGGCTGAGAAGTGCATGTATTTGAAGCCACGGTACTCGCCACCATTCACGCCTACCTTTGGTACTTCAAGGGCCATAAAGCAGACTTCATGTCCCCTCTTTTCAAGTTCAATTGCGAGGTCAATATCGTGAAGAAATGCACCGCACAAATCGGGCATCCTCCCTGCGAAGAAGATAAGTCTCATTATTAGGACACATCAACACGTTTTGTCTGAACCAGGCGCGTTGCATCACCGCCACGCGTCCAATCGTAGATCCAGTTATTCGGATTCGAGTATTCAGACTGCTTGATGTCGATCAGGGGCTGGTAGAAGTTCGGGATCGTCGAATCCATAATCGTCTTCTGCTCCTTGCGATTGCGGATCATTGCAGAGTGGATCAGGCTCGACTCATCATTCACTGCCGAGGGATCCCCGCCATGAAGCTTAGGTGTGGTGGCAAACGGGCGCGCCCAGAGCTCGTGCTTGCCCTTCTGGCGCCAGGCTCCAGGAATGCCCCATCGAAGATCAGTGTTGGCATCCACCGCACAACCGCCTCCAGGCTGACCAAATCCACCGCGGGCAATCATACCGGGTTGATCAGCCATCGCCGAAGCCGGATTCAGTGTATCAGAGCACGCAGATCCCATTCCAGTCGTCTGGCGCGTAAGGGTACTCGTGTTGCCGACCGACTTTGCCGCTTGATCGTATTCATCAGAACGGATACGCGTAGGTGCGTTGAACCAATCAACAGAGTTTGTGGAAAACATCTCTTACCTTGACGTACAGAAAAAACGGATACAGTTTCGTCAAGAGTAAGGATAACAGCCTGACAAAATGATCCTTCAACCGATTGACTGGTACGAGCACGACGTGAAGGGAATGTACGTGATTGATGTGTTTGGACGTATGGAGAACAAGAAGGTGGCGTGCGTGCGCCTGACGGGTTTCCACCCGTATTTCTTCACGAGCGTAAAGCCCGATGTGGGCAAGGTGTACGAGGCATCCAACAAGAAGTGGGTGCAGAAGTTTGGACCGAAGAAGGGACAGGAGGAGTATGCCTTCAAGCTGAGCAAGAACTTCACCGAGAATCCGATGCCGACGATCTCGCAGGTGAAGAAGTATGATACGATGGCAGGCTTTGCGGATATGAAGCACGCCAATGTGTGGAAGATCGATTGCGAGACCATCGCGTCGTTCAAGGCTGCCAAGTCAGTCTGCGAGGGAATCCAGTACGAGAGCAATCTGCCTCCGTTCCTCCGCTTCTTCCACGAGAAGCATCTGGGTCCCGCGTCGCCGATGAAGTTTACGGGCGCGAAGGAGATCGACATTCCGGTCGATGATGAGGGCGAGCCGACGTACTATGTCGATGAGTTCTATACGTGCAAGTACACCGACGTGGAGGCGTGCGATGCAACCATCCCACTCCTCGTGGCATCGTATGATTTGGAGATGTGCCCGGCTGGAGACTCGAATCAGTTTCCAGTCTCCTCCAAGGATCCGATCATCCAGATCGGCGTCTCGTATCGGCGCTCCACAGATATGATGACATCGACCGCCCGAACGGTCTTTGTGCTTGGCGAGGTTGCGGACTCGGGAGATCCGACGGTGGAATTTGTCTCGTGCGCCAACGAGACAGATATGCTTCTGCAGTTTGCAGAGGAGATTCGGACGCGCAATCCGGACATTATGTGTGGCTACAACATCTTTGGTTTTGACGATGCCTACATCGAGGGGCGAGTGATCAAGCTGGGTATCTTGGACGAGTTTGAGCTGGCTCGCAAGAAGACGGACCAGTGGGGTGACAAGAAGTTTGAGACAAAGAAGACCGAGCTGGCAGCTGGCAAGTTCGATCTGCGCTTTATGACGCTGCGTGGGCGCCTGGGCATTGATCTCCTGCTGAATATGCGCCGCGAGCACAGCCTGGACAACTTCAAGCTGGACAATGTTGCCTTTACGTTCCTGCGGGACAAGGTCGTCAAGTATGCCGACAGTTATGTCACGACCAAGAGCACTCGCGGTGTGCACGTTGGAAACTACGTTCGATTTGAGCTGGTTGGCAATACGAGCGATCCGGTCTACGATGGCGAGAAGTTTGAGGTGACAGATGTCAGCTCAAATGGCTTCCGGATCAAGTGTGATCGCGAGCTCTTTACCGAGTTCGACGCCTCGCAGATGAAGCATCTGGAGTGGACGCTGTCGAAGGATGATGTGTCTCCACAGGAGATGTTCGAGCTTCATCGGCACGGTGGTCCTGAGGGTCGTGCGCGGGTGGCGCACTACTGTATTCAGGATTGCGATCTGGTGGCTACGCTGATGGGAAAGCTGGATACGATCGTCAATGCTCGCGGAATGGCCGATGTCTGCAAGGTGCCGATGCAGTATGTGCTGACGCGTGGTCAGGGCATCAAGATCTTCTCGGCGGTCGTGTATTACGCCTCTCAGCGTGATCAGATCATCCGGACACAAGAGGCAATGGGCGGTGATGGGATTGCCTACGAGGGTGCAATCGTCCTTCCGCCGAAGATCGGTATGTATCTTGACCAGCCCGTGTCTGTTCTTGATTTCAACTCGCTCTATCCGACGAATATGATTGCCTACAATCTCTCGCCGGACACACTGGTCTATGTCAAGACCTACAACGACGAGGGCTTCTTGCTGAGCCACAACAAGGATGAGATCGCAAAGATCAAGGATTGGATCGCCGAGCTGGAGGGCAAGGGCTACGTCTTTGAGGAGATTGAGTATGACAACAAGGAGACGGGTGGCAAGACAGTCTGTACGTATATGCAGCCGAATGAGAATCCGATGACGGTGGGTATTCTGCCGAAGACGCTGGAGATCATGTTGAAGAAGCGAAAGGAGTTCAAACAGAAGATGGAGGATCTACAGTATGATGAGGCTCAGCGATCTGTGTTTAACGGCGCTCAGCTTGCTTACAAGGTTGTTGCAAACTCCATTTATGGACAGGCAGGGGCAAGGACCTCTCCCATCCGCAACATGTACGTTGCCGCCTGTACGACCGCCGCTGGGCGCCGAGCTCTCCAGTTCGCCCGAAGCGTCGCCGAAAGCGAGTTCGGAGGCGATGTTGTATATGGCGACACAGATTCCATCTTTGTCAAGTTCCCCACGAAGGACGTCGCCGAGTCAATTCGAATGGGTATCAACTGCGGTGTCTCCATCAGCAAGCAAATGCGAAAGCCCTACAAGATCGCCTATGAGAAGACATTCTATCCATTCATCCTCTTCTGTCGCAAGCGATACGTTGGAATGAAGTATGAGGAGGATCCGAATCCGGCAAAGGCAAAGCGGATGTCGATGGGTATTGTGCTCAAGCGTCGAGACAATGCTCCGATCGTGAAGGACATCTTCGGCGGTGCACTGGATGTTCTGCTGCAAGAGCGTGACATCCACAAGGCTCAGCAGTTCGTGGAGGATCAGCTGGTCAACGTGCTGGAGAATAAGGTTCCGCTGGAAAAGTTCATTGTGAGCAAGTCTCTGCGTGATGACTATGCAGCGATGGCAGAGGATTACGACGGTAAGGCAACACTGCCCGCTCACCGTGTCCTGGCGAATCGGATGGAGGCTCGTGACCCGGGTACAGCTCCGAAGGTCGGTGATCGCCTCCAGTACATCTACGCCGCCGAGTACAAGGCAAAGGCGAAGCAGGGCGATCGGATTGAGCACATCGACTTTGTGCGAGCCAACAAGATGAAGCCTGATGTGAACTTCTATATCACAAATCAGATCCAGAACCCGGTGGCTCAGCTGTTCGCGCTGTGCATCGAGAAGCTGCACGGCTACCGTCCGCCGACGAAGGAGCCATATGATCAGATGTATAACCGCTTTATGGAGAAACTGAAGGACGAAGAGGATGCGACCATCGCCGTCCTGAAGAAGAAGGAGGACCAGTTGGATGGAATGATGTTCCTCGGGTCGCCGCTGCTGAACAAGATGGTCAAGGCGGCAGTTAGGGGTCCAATGGATGCCTTTGTGAAGAAGTAAAAGGCTTTCGTATTCTTATCGTAAACTAGATCAATGGATACCGAGATTAGCCTTCTTGATGTAGTGCATTCGATGCTTGAGACAGATCGCGCATTTTACCAGACACTTCGTTTTTTAGGTACAACCCGTGAGCAGTTGCTGGCGATTCACCAGAGGAATAATGCAACGATGATGAGTCTTCTGAGGATGCAGCTTGCAATCCAGGCTTCTCCAAATATTACGTATACCGCTACCATCCCAATCGATCTGCCGGCTGGATGGAATGAGCCTGTTGTGGTGCGCCCGACTGCCGCACAGATCACATCTGCAACTGAGGAGGTGACAGATGAGGCCGTGACGTCTACGAACTGTGCAATCTGCCAGGATTCTCTAAGCCCTGTGCATATCCGTCTGACTCATTGTGGACACACATTCCACAACCAGTGTATTGCAGAGTGGTTCACGAGGAGTGTGCACTGCCCGAACTGCCGTCACGACGTGCGAGAAGTGGATCATCCTGCACCCACATCCGCTGACCAAGTACATACGCCACCTCGGGTCCGCAATCGGTTGGCCGCGTGGCTTGTGGGAGCGAATCCGATGAACCATACTGAAGATACTGAAGAATCCGACGAACATCATGCTTGAATCGTCTGGCAAGTTCTGCAACGTCTTCTGCCGGAAATAGCTCTTGAAGATCTGCTGGCTTGGGTGGAAAGCATCGAACAAGATGAATCCGCGTATTCGTCTTCATAATTCGGGGTATTTCATTGCAAGTCAGGATCACAGGCACACGACGTTCATCGCTTGCCATCCATTCAGTCAACTTTTTCTGTGCGTGGGGATCTGATCCATCCACTTCATCCAGAATCAAACACATAGCTTTATCATCACCTCTTATGAGGGATGTTAATGTCCGTGTATGACGACACGAGTTAATCAACTGTGCTACATCCTCGTGAGAGCGCATCGACTGGCTTGCGTTAATTTCAAGGGGCTCCATTCCAGCAGAACGAGCTGCTGCCAGAGCCATTGTGGTCTTACCGATTCCAGGTGGACCGTGAAGAAGGAGAACGTCGCGAAACGGCTTGTTTTTCAAGTAGTCGGAGAGCCGTGATTTTACTTCGGAATGTCCAACGACTTGTGAGAGAAGCTCAGGACGCCGAGTTTCGCTCCACATATTCCTTCTTCGTCTTTCCAGAGAAAATGCTTACTGTCCTCAAACACAATGGAAGGACCTAAGCACGTGCTTCAGGCATTGTTCCGAGATACGAGTTTTCCATTGGTCGATCACCACATTGTGTCTTTCAATGCAATGTTGGAGTCAATGATTCCTACCTATATCAAGGTTTCAAATCCCTTCCAGCTTGAGCTTGCAGATAAGCGATATATCCGTGTGTGGATTGGTGGAAAGGAAGGAACTAAGTTTTCCTTTGAGGCACCGACAGATGAGCACGGCTCTCCCATCATTCCTCACGCGTGTCGTCTTGACAATAAGAGCTATACGCTGACATTTCGTGGAGACATCACGTTCGAGTATGTCTTCCCGGAAGGTGCACCCGTGATCAACAACTTCGAGAACATTGTGATCGGCGAGATCCCGCTGATGTTGCGGAGTCGTAACTGCTATCTGACGGCGATGGATGGATATCCGCTGGGTGAGTGCAAGTATGAGCTTGGCGGATACTTCATCATTGATGGCAAGGAGCGCGTGCTTCTGACCCAGGAGCTATTGGGCAACAATATGATGTACTCGGGTATGAGGAAGCGCAAGGCTGCAGATACCTCGGAGGATGATGCTCAAGAGACGGCAGATATGAAGCGTGTGGAAAAGGCAGCCTATGAAGGAGAGAAGGAGTACTATGTTGGTATCAAGTCTGTTGCAGAGGATGCATCTAAGGGTCCGTATTCTCACTACCTTGTGCTGGGTCCGGCATCGGCGTGGAATGCAGAGGACATTGAGAAGAGTCGCACCAGGCGCAGTCTTGTTGTGACGCTGCCTGGGTTTACGGAGCCTGTTCCTGTACTCAGTGTCTTTGCGGCTCTGGGTGTGACGACGGATCGCGATCTCTACGATCTGATTCTGAGTGGTGTTCCGGATCGTGACCGTCTTGCCTACGATGACACGATCCAACAGCTGATCCTCAGTCACGAGCGGATGCACGAGAAGGCGGGATCTGATCTTGACATTCTTGAGCGACTGACCAAGCGCAAGTACCGGTCCGAGGTGATCCAGAACATATATGAACTGATGTTTCCTCATATCGAGAAGTCTGAGAATCCAGGCACTCTTCTGCGTCGCAAGGCATACCTTCTTGCACAGATGGTGCGGATGGCGATCGACGTCTCACTGGAACGCCGTCCTCCATCAGATCGTGACAATATCGAGTACAAGCGCTTCAATACATCGGGTGATCTGATGTTCCAGGAGTTCCGTCGCATCTACAAGGAGGTGTCGAAGGATATGCTTCTGAAGCTTGATTCTCGGATTCAGTATGAGCGCAAGACCTACGAGGGTCGCGGACTGACTGCCCTGGTTGAGCGTGAGACGGTCGGAACCTACTGGCGCAAGTATCGGATGATGAATGAGTTTACCAAGTCCTTCAAGGGACAGTGGGGAGGACGCAACGGTATTGCTCAGGAACTGTCTCGTCTGTCATATGTCAGCTACTTGTCTCAACTGCGTCGTACTTCCCTGCAGATTGACCCGTCGATGAACACAGCACCGCCTCGACGTCTGTATGCGTCGCAGTTTGGTCTGCTGTGCCCGACAGATTCCCCTGACGGATCTGGAGTGGGACATCTGAAGTCACTGGCGATTCTTGCAAAGGTATCGACTCCTTTTCCATCGCCTGTGATTCGTGAGGCTCTGTTCAAGATTGCGACGATGCGTCGGATTGAAGATGTGCACCCGTCAACGTGGATCCCAACCTGGACTCGGGTGTATGTGAACTCGGACTTGGTCGGTCTTTGCATTGGCGACACCGAGGACCTGCACAAGAAGCTAGTGGCTCTTCGTCGTGGAGGCACGTTCCGCTATGATGTGTCTCTTGCCTGGAACCGTCTGGAAAATGTGTACACGATCACGTGCGATTCGGGTCGTCCGGTTCGCCCGGTGTGGCGCGAAGGCGTGACCGAGAAGGCAGTGCTTGCAGCCAAGACCTGGGATGCTCTGACAAAGCTGATGGACTATGTGGATGCGACCGAGTCGGGTGTGTCTCGATTCTCTCTGACGCCCTTCCATCCCACTCTGCAGTCGGAGATCCATATGTCATTCTGTATGTCACCGCTTGCAAGTCTGACGCCGTTCTCTGACCACAATCCTGGCACTCGTAACAACTTTGCGATTGCCCAGCAGAAGCAGGCGTGCTCGTGGTTCCACACCAACTACAATAAGCGATTCGATACTATTTCATCTATCACAGTCAATCCGCAGAAGCCGCTGTCGCATACGTGGGTGTATCGGGAGATGATGGGCGCTGGCGGGTGTATGCCGTATGGCGAGAATGCTCTGGTGGCTTTTACTGTGTATGGTGGTCACAACCAGGAGGACTCGATGATCATCAATCAGTCGGCTCTGAAGCGCGGTATGTTCCGCACCCAGTACTTCCACTCCTACGATGTACGTGAGACGCTCTTGGATCCCTCTGTTGTGCCACCCACCAAGTCTGTCTTTGCGAATCCCGTTACGAATCCCAAGTATTCTGATTCGGTGAAGCGTAAGGAGGACGTGTCCTATGAGATGCTGGACTCCGATGGAATCATCAAGCTGAACTCGATCGTGGACGAGAAGACGATCCTGGTTGGAATCGTGACGCCGCAAACAGATGAGAATGGTGTGCAGAAATGGACTGACTCCTCTGAACTGCCTAAGCGCGGTCAGCACGGACGGGTGGATGGCATCTACCGCTACACGATGGACGATGGAACAGCGGGTGTGAAGATCCGCATTGTGGAAGAGCGTTCACCGGTTCCGGGAGACAAGATGGCGTCTCGTCACTCGCAGAAGGGCACTGTGGGTCAGTTGATCCCCGAAGAGAATATGCCCTTCACAGGAAGCGGTATCCGTCCGGACATCGTGTTCAATCCCCACGGTCTGCCTACTCGTATGACGATTGGACAGTTGTTGGAGGCGATGAGCAACAAGCTT